GGAAGAGGCAGACAAACTTCTATATGCTGGAGGCGTGGGCGCGGGATGGTCTGACGGATGAACAGATCGCCGGAAACATGGGTATTACGGTGCGGTCGCTTTACAACTGGAAAAAGAAGAGTATTCCGATTTTTCAGTCCTTAAAGACCGGGAAAGAGGTTGCGGATATTGAGGTGGAGAACGCCCTGCGGAAGAAAGCCCTTGGATTCCGGGAGACGGAGCAGGCGGTCA